CTACTCCTTGCTCCAAACCAGCTAGGGGCGGTCACTGGCAATTTGTCAGTGACCTTGGGAGCGGCTGGTGTTTCGGCATCCGGCGTTGGAACGGCGATAGGCACAGCCGCGATTACGCTCGACACCGCCACGGTATCCGCTGCTGGCATTCCCGGCCCTTACGGTACAGCGTCGATTACTACTGGCGGTGCCACTGTTTCAGCATCCGGTTTTGGAACGGCTCTCGGTACGGCGTCAATTACGCTGAACGATGCTACGGTGTCGGCTGCTGGATCGGTTAGCCCAGCCACTACATTCGGCACTCTGTCAATCACGCTTGACGCGGCTACGGCGTCTGCTGCTGGCATCTTTGGCCCTTACGGCACAGCCGCGATTACGCTGGGTGCCGCCACGGTTTCGGCGTCTGGTGTTGGAGCCGCCCTAGGCGCACTTTCCGCTACATTGGGGACCGCTACTCTTTCATCTGACGGTCAAATTACGCCGGTCGCTGTCGGCACAGCCGCGATCACGCTGAGTGCTGCCAATGTGTCGTCTAATGGCATTTCTGGGCCATATGGCACTCTGTCCAAAACGCTAGACACCGCCACTGTTTCATCGGCTGGCGCTTTGAACGCTACAGGCGCACTTTCTGTCACGCTGGGGGCGGCTACCCTTTCGTCTGCCGGTGCTATTACACCAGTCGTAACCGGCACCGCAGCGATCACCCTAGGCGCTGCCGCCGTGTCGTCCAGTGGTGTCTCTGGTCCATACGGTACTCTGTCCAAAACGCTTGATGCGGCCACTCTGTCGGCGTCTGGCATGGGAACCGCTTTGGGGTCGCTCTCAGCGGTCACTGGCGGCGCTACCGTCTCTGCCGCTGGTCAGATCACGCCGGTTGCAGTTGGTACCGTAGCAGTCACGCTAGGCGCTGCATCTGTTGCGTCTCAGGGCTGGCAAGTCGAAGTCGGTACGCTTTCTAAAACACTCAATGCGGCCACACTGTCAGCGGCTGGCGTTCAAACCGCTCTAGGATCACTCGCGGCGGCCACGGGCGCGGCTACAGTATCTGCTGCCGGTCAGATTACGCCAATCGCCATCGGCGCTCTGTCAGTCACACTTGGGTCGGCATCTGTTGCGTCTCAGGGCTGGCAAGTCGAGGTCGGCACGCTATCCATACCGCTAGGTGCGGCGACTGTCGCGGCAACGGGTGCGGTCGATTTTGCGACTAAGCGCGAGCGTGTTCTGGTGTCGCTCCTTGAAAAACTGTCAACGGTTCCCGGCGTTTCAGGGCGGGTATACCGCAGCCGACAAGCGCCGCTATCCAGAGATGAAATGCCCGCGATTATTGTCGAGCCGATTTCTGACGATGCAGTCGTTTCTAACTCATGGATGCTAGACTGGACCCTATCGGTTCGTATCTCTGTCGTCGTGAGATCAGATGTTCCAGATCAAGCTGCTGATACATTGGTTGAAAGCATACACAGTAAGATAATGCTTGATACGGGATTAGGCGGGCTTTCTATGGATGTTCAGCCGCAATCAACAAGCTGGGAATTGCTCGACGCGGATTTGCCCGCTGGTGTCATTTCGTGCGATTATGCGGTTCTTTACCGTACTTCACTATCGGATTTAACCGTGGTATAGGTGAGATATGGACGAACACCAAGGTCAAGGCGGTACATATATTCTCAACCCAAAGACGGGTAAGCGAGAGTTAGTGCAGCGAACATTAGAACTGGCAGAGCAGCCGGTTGCTCCTGCTAATCAACCGAAAAAGGCGGAGTAATTTATAATGGCCCTACTTTCTCGCAAGCGAGTAATTCTTGCCAAGACCGAAAGCGTGTATGGCACTGACCCAACGCCTACCGGCGCGGCCAACGCCATTCTGGTTCGCAACCTTGATGTCACGCCACTGGACGCTGAAATTGTCAGTCGTGGTTTGGTGCGTCCGTATTTTGGTTCTTACGATCAGATCATTGCGGCTCAGAAAGTCGGCATTTCGTTTGAAGTTGAACTTCAGGGCGCTGGTGCGGCTGGAACGGCCCCGGCCTATGGTCCATTGCTCAAGGCTTGCGGCCTTGCTGAAACCATTAGCGCGGGCGTCAGCGTTGCTTACGCGCCGGTGTCTGCATCGTTCAGCAGCGTAACGCTATACGTTCAGGTTCAGGACAACGGCGGCGGTTCGTCTCCATTGCATAAAGTCACCGGCTGTCGTGGAAACGTCGAGATCACTCTTAACGCCAAGGCTCTGCCGGTTATGAAATTCACATTCACGGGCGTTTATAACGCTGTTGTGGATGCTGCCCAGTTGACCGCAACCTACACCGCGTTCAAGACGCCAACGGCTGTAAACAAGGCAAACACGCCCACGTTCAGTTTCTTCGGCTATTCCGGCATTATGTCGGACTTCGGCATGAACATGAATAACGAGGTCGTTTACCGGAACCTGCTGAACAGCGAAAGCGTGATCCTTACCGACCGTAAGGCCGGTGGAACGGTTCAGTTTGAAGCGCCAACGATCACGGCCAAGGACTTCTTTGCTGCCGCTCTGGCTACTACGCTGGGCAGTATGCAGATTGTCCACGGCACGGTTGCCGGTTCTATCGTGGACATTTCCGCGACCAGCACGGTTGACGTTGTGAACCCGTCTTATAACGACATGGACGGGATCGTTATGCTGTCGGTTCCTTATGTGCTGACGCCAACGACTGCTGGTAACGACGAATTTACGCTGACAATCAAATAAGGGGGATTTGTGGCTTTTATCTTAAAGCAGACTGCCAGTTACTTTTGGCCGGTAACTATCGAACTGCCTACCAGCGGCGGGCGGTTCGAAAAACAGACTTTCGACGCTGAGTTTAAGCGGACTTCTCAAGAACGTATCAACGCCATTATGGCTGATGCTCGCGATCTGACGACCAACGATATCGCGGTGTGTCGTGAAATGATGGTGGGCTGGCGTGGTGTCAGCGACGACAGCGGCGAAATTCCGTTTTCAGAAGAGGCGCTGTCAATGTTGTTGGACATTCCAACGGTCGCCAATTCGGCTGTCACCGCTTGGATGGAAAGCCTAGCTGGCGCTAAGAGAAAAAACTAGAAGCCGCCGCGCAATACTGGGTGCGCGGCGGCACTTCCTACGAAGACGCGATTGCTGATCTAAAGGGGTTTGGTGCGCCTGAAGACGTTATCGCTCAGTTAGAGGAAATACAGCAAGGTGAAGACTTTGATGTGTTTCCTGAGAACTGGGAAACTATGGAAGTATTTTTGCGCCTTCAAACTCAATGGCGCGTTTCACAAGGCGCGTTTATTGGGTTAGACTACAATGCAGCAAAATTCATTTTTGATGTTTGCAAAATCGAAGATCAAAAAGAAACTCTTGATGGTCTTCAGATAATTGAATTTGCAGCGTTGAAGGCATTGAACGAACGGGCGAAATAATGGCGATGAATATCACCGAAGCCAAGGTTAGGATCACCGCGCAAACTGTCGGTGAGCAGAACATTGACGCCCTAAAAAGACAGATTGAAGGTCTTCACAAAAGCGTCGGCGGTATCAGTAAGGGCTTTGAACGGTTTGGCGCTCTTGCCAAGGGGTTCATTGGCGCTGAACTGGTCAAGGGCTTTGGCAATTTCATTTATAAGTCCATCGAACTTGGCGATCACCTGAACGACCTGTCGCAAAAATTCGGCGTGTCTGTCGAAGCAATTTCGACGTTTTCTGATGCCGGTGCTACTGCTGGCGCTGACCTTGAAACGGTCGCGAAATCCTTCGCCAAATTGTCCAAGGCGGAAGTCGAGGCAGCAACCGGAAACAAGGCGGCGGCGGGTGCTTTTAAGGTTCTGGGTTTGTCTGTCAAAGACGCTAACGGCAACCTAAAAGATGCCGGTGTGATGGCGCTGGATATTGCCGACAAATTTAAGACGATGAAGGACGGCCCAGAAAAGGCCGCTTTGTCCATGAAGCTGTTCGGCAAGGCTGGGGCCGATATGATCCCAACGCTGAACATGGGCAGCGCCGCGATTGAGCAGTTTGGAAGCAAGATGTCTGGCGATTTCGCCCGAATGGCTGACGCCTTCAACGACAAGATCGAAGGCATAAAAATTAAGTTCCGTAACCTATCTATCGTGGGCGCTACGGAATTGCTGCCAACCTTGAACGACATCATTGATGCGTTCAGCGGTTTGGAAAGCCAAGGCCCAGATGCGGTGACGTTCTTCGACGGCGTGGGCGAACTGGCCCGTCTGGCGGCGTTTGCTCTGGGCGAAGTTTACTTTGCGGTTATGGATGTCGGCGGCGCTCTCGCCACGGCGGCGCAACAGGCTTGGGCTATTGCTCACGGAAACTGGGAAAAAGTTAAGCAGCTTCAGAAGGAACGGGACGCTGACCAAACGGCTCGCAATCTTTCTGAAAAAGCGTTCATGGATAAGATGCTTAAAAACTCGCTGGTCTTTGGCAGCGGGAGCATCGCGCAGATCAAGGCGCGTCAACAGGCATCGGTTAAGCCAGCCGCGCCACGGCTAGGTCAAGGCGGTTTGCCTGATCTTTCCGCACTGGACACCACGGCGGCTGACGAAGGCAAAAAGAAACTTGAAGAATACGAAGCTGCGCTTGGTGGCCTAAAGGGTAAGGCCGCGCAACTCAATTTCGAAATTGCCAACTTTGCGAAGTATGGCGACAAGGTGACGAGCGCACAGGGTGCGCTGATGCGGTTTGAGACCACACAGGGTAAGTTTAAAGACGATACGACCGCGCAAAAAACAGCATTGATAGAAGCCGCTGATGCGGTTGATAAGTTGACCGAAGCGCGGGTTCTGCAAAATAAGGTTGATGCTGAAGGCAAAGACATTGCCAAATCAAAAATCGGCTGGGAAGCCGACACGCAAGCCATTCTAGATCAGGGCAAGGCTCTGACTATGACTGCGTTTGATTATGATCAAATGATCGCCCGTAAAAAGAAGATTGCTGAAATTGATCAGCATATTGTCGATTGGGAAACCACGACAGCAAAAGCCTATAGAGATGGCGCGTTGGCTGCGTTTGATCACGGCCAAGAATTAGAGCGGCTGGCGAAGCAAAAAGAAAATACGTTTGGCGGCGGGGCTAGTGCGGCCATAACATCATATGGCAAGGACATTGCAAACGTCGGGCAACATGCTTTTGACGCTTGGACAAACGCGCTTAAAGGCACCGAAGACGCCCTAGTGAATTTTGCCATGACCGGAAAGCTGTCGTTCAAAAATTTAGCTAACAGCATTATTGCGGACCTAATTCGAATTGCTATTCAGCAAGCGATTATGAAACCGCTAATGATGTTTCTTGGCTTACCTATGGCAAACGGCGGCGCTTTCAGTGGCGGCAGTCAGGTTAGCATAAATGCTAACGGCAACGCCTTTGGTTCGCAGGGCGTAATGGCGTTCGCCAGCGGCGGTGTTGTTAATCAGCCCACGATGTTTCGTCACGGCGGCGGGCTAGGTGTGATGGGCGAGGCTGGTCCTGAGGCGATTATGCCGCTACGGAGGCTCTCAAGTGGTCGGCTGGGCGTCGAGAGTGCCGGTGGTGGCGGCGGCACCCAGAACGTCGTTGTGAACGTAAGCGTCGAGGGTGGTGGCTCACAAGCCAGTGGCGATCCCGGCAAGGCTAATGAACTGGGCAAATTGGTGGCGAACGCTGTTCGGGTCGAACTGGTTCAGCAAAAACGCCCCGGCGGATTGTTGGCGGCATAAATGGCGACGTTCACATACACAGCAGATTTCGGCGCATCGTTCACGGTCAAGCCCAGCGTCCGCGTGTCGAAGTTCGGTGACGGTTACGAGCAGCGTCAGGCCAATGGTCTGAACACGCAGCCTAAGACGTGGAACCTAAAGTTCTCGCTGCGGACAGACGCAGAGGCGAACGCAATCACGACATTCCTTGAAACTGCGGCTGCTGTATCCAGTTTTGACTGGACCGATATAAACGGCACTGCCGGTAAATATGTTTGCCGGTCTTGGGACAGGTCTAAGGATCGGTATAATCTAAACACTGTGTCCGCACAGTTTGAACAGGTATATGAGCCATGAGTACTATTGTAACTCGCGCTGGTAAGGGTTCCGCTCTGACGTTTGTCGAGGTGGACGCAAACTTTACGAACCTGAACACTGGTAAAATCGAAAAGACTGGTGACACCATGACGGGTGCCTTAGTGGCAACCGGCCTGACCTCAAACGCCAACGGTGTCGGCTACGCCACGGGTGCCGGGGGAGCCGTCACGCAGTTAACCAGTAAGGCGACGGGTGCCACGTTAAGCAAGCCGTCCGGTGCCATCACCATGAACGCCGCAGCCCTAGCAGCGGCCACCACCGTTTCATTCGTCCTGACCAATACGTTCATCGCCGCAACTGACGTTGTAATTGTGAACATTAAATCCGGAGGCACGGTTGGGGCATATACGGTGACAGTATCGGCAATCGCAGCAGGGTCTTGCACAATTAGCATTCGCAATGAAAGCGCCGGTTCATTATCAGAAGCCGTTGTTCTTAATTTCTCGGTTATTAAAGCCGTCGCAGCGTAAGGGCATTTCGTGGCCGCAGACGTTCTAAATTATGTCGTACCCGGTTATTGGGTTGACGGATATACAGTTTCATTTTCGTCTGTCGCGGCGGAAATTCAAAAACTTGCGCCATCCGCAATAATCGAAATGTTCGAAATTGACGCTTCCGTGGTCGGGGGTGGGACGTATCGGTTTCATGCGGGTAAGAACAATCTGGTCGGTGATCTGGTCTGGAATAGCCAGACCTATAGCGCCTATCCGATTGAGGTGACGGGTTTTGAGTGGTCGGGCAAGGGGCAGCTTCCACGTCCGACCATGACCGTATCCAACGCCCTTGGGACTATCACGGCGCTGGTCGTTCTGTACGACGATCTGGCGGGATGCAAGGTCACGCGGATCAGAACGCTGGCGAAATTTCTGGACGCGGCGAACTTTTCGGGCGGAAACGCTTCGGCTGATCCGACTGCTGAATTTACCCGCGATGTTTATTACATCGACCGAAAGGCGACCGAGAACCGCGAGATCGTGCAGTTTGAACTGGCGGCGGCGCTCGACCTAGCCGGGGTGGGGCTTCCGCGCCGACAGGTGATCCAGAACTATTGCCCTTGGACTTATCGCGGCGCTGAGTGTGGTTATACCGGCACCTCATACTTTGACACCAGCGACGTGTCGGTGGGGACGTTGGGGCAGGATGTTTGCGGCAAACGCTTATCATCGTGCCGCGCACGGTTTGGACAATATGCCGAACTGCCCTATGGCGGTTTTCCAGCGGCGGGGCTTTTAAAATTATGACACCGGAAACACGCGCAGCGGCGCTTGAACATGCCAAGGTTGAATTTCCCAAAGAGGCTTGCGGCGTCGTTGTTATCGTCAAGGGCCGTGAACGGTTTTGGCCGTGCAAAAATATCAACCCCAATGGTCACGACCAGTTTTCGATTTGCCCAGAGGATTACGCAGAGGCCGAAGAGGCCGGGGAGATCACAGCGATATTTCACAGCCATGTGAACCTACCGCCCGATCCCAGCGAGGCCGATAAGGTCTCCTGTGAGGCCACAGGGCTGCGTTGGCACATTGTCTGCATACCAACTGAGCAGTGGGCAGAGTTCGAGCCGTGCGGCTACGAGGCACCGCTGGTTGGTCGTCCGTTCTCATTTGGAACGCTCGACTGTTGGGCGCTGGTGCGGGACTGGTACAAGCGCGAGCGAGACGTTGATTTGATCAACCTAAATCGTCAGAACAATTTTTGGGAGCGCGGCGAAAATCTGCTGGGTGATAATTACAAGAAGGCCGGTTTTAGAGACTTATTCGAAGATGAGGAACTAGAAACGGGCGATGTGATTATGATGCAGACGGGAAATTCTCGGTTTCCAAATCATGTGGCATTATATCTGGGTGATGATATTATTATGCACCACGTCGAGAATAGACTTTCTAGCCGCGACGTTTATGGTGGGTACTTCAAAAAGCATACTGTGAAGGTGGTGCGTCTTGCGAACGGTCAGGCTTAATGGTGCGCTGGGCAAGAAGTACGGGCGCATACACAAACTAGCAGTAAAAACACCGGCTGAAGCTGTTCGCGCTCTGTGCGCTAACTATCCCGAATTTTACAATGATCTAGCCAAATCCCACGAAAAGGGAGTGGCCTATAAGTGCATCTTGGACAAAGAACGTGTTGGCGAGGATGCGCTGGCATATCCAATTTCGCGGTCGTTTTCAATTACGCCGGTCGTGGCTGGTGCGGGTAAGGTTGGAACTATCATTCTAGGCATTGCGCTGATTGCCACAGCGTTTTTGACGTTCGGTGCGTCTCTTGCGGTTCCGGCAATGGCGGGATTTGGCGCAATGACGACCACAGGGATCGGGTTTTTGGGGCTGACCTACGCCAACATCGCGTGGTTGGGTGTGGCTATAACCCTATCCGGTGTCTCTCAGCTATTGTCTCCATCTGTTAAACAAACACAGCAGAGCGGCCAGCAGGAACAAAACAATTATTTCAACGGTCCAGTAAACGCGACGGCTCAAGGCATCGCCGTTCCGGTTGGATACGGTCGGATGATTGTAGGAAGCGCGGTAATCAGTGCGGCGATTACTGTTGAAGACAAGCCTATTGGATATGACGGCAGCGGAAATATTATTAACCCTTACGACCTACCCCTAACGGGCTTTGCGGTATTCTAGGATGACGAAACCAATCATTTCAGGTGCTGGCGGTAAGGGCGGTGGATCGGGCGGTGGTCTAAGCGAAACCGCAGACACCCTAAAATCCACTAGTTATGCACAAGTTCTAGATTTGATTTCCGAAGGCGAGATCGGCGGTCTGGTTGATGGCTTAAAGTCGATCTATCTGGACGACACACCGATCCAAAACGCTGACGGAACAAATAATTTTACCGGCGTTCAGTACGTCACGGTAAACGGCACCCAGACCCAATCGACCATTTCCGGTTACGACCAAGTGCGTAACGAAGTTATTGTCAGCGTCGAGGCTAAAATCTCTGGCGGACCCGTCGTTAGGTCAATCACCAACACAAACATCACGTCAGTCGGTGTCACGGTGCAGCTTCCGGCCCTGTCCTACATGGACAGCACGGGTGCGCTGGGAGGCTCATCCGTTAACTACGCCATCGACCTTCAGAATAACGGCGGCGGATACGTCGAGAAAATTAACGACACGGTTAACGGTAAGTCGTCTGGTTCCTACGAGCGTCAGTACCGGATCAACCTTCCAGCACCGGGGCCGTGGGATATCCGGCTGCGGCGTATCACCGCTGACAGCACGTCTGGAAACCTGAATAATAAGACCTATTGGAAATCTTACACCGAGATCATTGACGCCAAAATGCGCTATCCGAACAGCGCACTGGTTGCCATGAAAGTCGATGCCAGTCAGTTTCGTGCAATCCCTAAGCGAGGGTACGATATGAAACTGCTCAAAATTCAAATCCCGACCAACGCCACGGTTAGGGCTGACGGCTCTTTGTCATACAGCGGCACATGGGACGGTACATTTCAGATCGCATGGTCGGCCAATCCTGCTTGGTGCTTCTATGACCTGATGAACACAGATCGGTATGGTCTGGGTAAATATATTGACACCACCCAGATCGACAAATGGTCCCTGTATGAAATTGGTAAGTATTGCGACGAATTGATCAGCGATGGGTTTGGTGGTACTGAACCAAGGTTTACTTGCAACCTATTAATTAATACCAGACAAGATGCCTATAAAGTCATTAATGACTTTGCATCTATGTTTCGTGGCATGGTCTATTGGTCAAGCGGATCGCTTACTGCTGTTCAAGACGCACCCAAAGACCCCGTTTATCTGTTCACGACCGCTAACGTCATGGATGGCGTGTTTTCGTATCAGGGCAGCAGCGCCAAGGCACGACACACGGTCGCTCTCGTGACGTGGAACGACCCCAGCGATATGTACCGGCAGAAGGTCGAGTACGTCGAAGACACGACCGGCATCGCTCGATACGGCGTGATCGAAACAGACGTTTTGGCGTTTGGTTGCACTAGCCGGGGACAGGCGCACCGTGTCGGTCGCTGGATACTTTACAGCGAGCGTTACGAAACTGAAGTTGTCGGGTTCAAGACCGGCACCGAAGGCGCACCATGCCGCCCCGGCGATATTATTTTGGTCGCTGACAGTTACCGCGCCGGTCAGCGGATTGGCGGGCGAATTAGCAGCGCCACAACCACTCAGGTCACGGTCGATAGTCTGACAGTCGCGCCATCGGGAACGGCTACACTGTACGTTGTGGACCCAGACGGTCGCGCATATTCCGCGCCGGTTTCGTCAGTCGTCGGCAACGTAATTACGGTTTCCACTGCGTTCCCGGTTGCGCCAAACGCCCAGTCGCAGTGGCTGTTATCCACCACATCAGTTGCGGCCCAAAAATTCCGCGTCCTGTCAGTGGTTGAAAACGATAACCACGAACACGAAATCACCGCGCTGGAACACTACTCAGACAAATATAATCTGATCGAAAACGGGATCGCCCTACAGGCTCGAAATTTTACGTCCCTGTCGCCTACGCCATCGACTGTTTCCAGCGTCACGTTAAGCGAGAGCCTGTACAAATATCAATCAGACGTGCGGGCGAAGGTCACGGCGAACTGGACCGCTACAACCGGCGCGTCAGCCTATCGGATCGACTGGCGTCAGTCGGATGGAAACTTTAACACCGACACGACATCGGCGCTCGATTACGACATCCTGAACACGACCGCTCAAAAGTACGAAGTTCGTGTTACTGCGGTCGGCCCGTTCGGAAACGTCGCCAAGACCTACGCCGTTGCAACCCTAAACGCACTAGGCAAAACTGCCCCACCGGCAGATGTTGCCGGGTTCAACGCCAGCATTGACAGCACTATCGGTGTCACCCTGTCGTGGTCGTCGGTGGCCGATCTTGACCTTGACCAGTACGAGATTAGGCAGGGCGCAAGCTGGGCGGCTGGGACGATCATTACGCGGGTAAAGGCGAACACTTACAAGATCGGCACCATAAATGGTACCAGTCAGACCTATTGGATCAAGGCGGTCGATACCACCGGCAACTACAGCACCAACGCAACCAGCGTAGTAACGTCAATATCAGCGCCCACATCCGTAACGATCACGGCACAGGTGATTGACAATAACGTCCTGCTGAAGTGGACCAGCGCAACCAGCACACTGAACGTCGATTATTACGAAATCCGGCGCGGCTCGACATGGGCTGGCGGAACGGTCGTCGGGCGTGTCGCAAATGCCACATTCACCACGCTGTTCGAAACTGCCGCTGGGTCGTACACATACTGGATTGCTGGCGTCGATATCGGCGGGAACTACGGCGGCACCGGCAGCGTCACCGCAACGGTCAACCAGCCGCCTGATTACGTCCTGTTCCTGAATTATCCATCCACCTTCAGTGGGACGAAATCAAATGCCGTCGCTTCTGACGGTGGCCTTTATATGGCGCTGGATACATCGGAAACATGGACAACTCACTTCACGTTGCGAGGGTGGACTACGCCTCAAGATCAAATCACGGCTGGCTATTCGTATTTTTCGCAGCCGACTGCTACAGTTGGATATTATGAAGAGGTTGTAGATTATGGCGCAACTATTGGATCATCTAAGGTTTCGGTAGTCAGCACATACAATACAGCGTTCGGTTCAGCGACTATTACACCAACAATTAGTGTTTCAAACACATCGGCCACCGGCCCGTGGACCAACTATGCTGGCGTTACCGAAGTATATGCAACCACGTTTAGGTATATTAAAATCAGATATGATGTAACGTCGGCTGGCGGTGACGATCTGGTTCAGTTCACGTCTATTAACGTAAAACTAGACGCTAAACAGAAAACAGACTTTGGCACCGTGTCCGCTGTATCGACAGATGTTGGTGGAACAACAGTAACATTTAACAGTGCGTTTACATCTGTAACGACGATTAATCTAACGCCGCTTGGAACAGCGGCACGATACGCGATCTATGATTTTGCCGGTGGTGCAAATCCAACAACATTTAAGGTACTATTGTACGACAGTGCGGGCGCGAGACTGTCTGGCACAGTGTCTTGGACAGCGAGAGGTTACTAAATGGCTAACTGGTCACTACCCACACTAACGTCCACCTATACGAACTTTCTTTCGGAGGTGACTGGCCGCGACTATGACGCAGCTACACAGTTTTCTATTGCTATTCCTTCGAACCAGCCGACCGGCGCGATCAAATGGGACACGTCTCTGAGCCGTTGGCAGAAGTGGTCTGGCACAGCTTGGGGCGAACTAGCGACCACATACGCCCTAACCGGCTTAACTGTGACCAGCTTCAGCAACACTGGCAACACTACGCTGGGCGACAGCAGCGCCGACACTGTTACCATCAATGCGAACACCGTTAACTATACGAACGCCACAACCATTACCGGGGCGCTGACCTACGCCAGTGCGATCACATACGCCGGTAACGTCACGTTCGGGGATGCTGCTGGTGACACGGTTACGTTTGTCGCCAACACCATCGCTGTACCGGCGGGGGGTCTGACGTTCAGCACCGGAACGGTTAATTTTGGCGTCGGTCTTCAGGTCGGCGGATCGGCGGTTTTGAGTGCGGCCAGCACGGCAACGCTGACCAACAAGACGTTCGACACGGCTGGCACGGGTAACGTGTTCAAGGTCAACGGTAACACGGTCACAGCCGCTGCCGGTACGGCCACTATCACGCTGCCAGCCGCCACGGACACGCTGGTGGGTACGGCAACTGCCGACACACTGACCAATAAAACGGTTGGTGATACAGGCACGATTGGCACAAACGCTCTTGGCTTCCGTGGCATCCCGCAGAACGCTCAGAGTTCGGCATACACGCTCGCGCTTACCGATAACGGTAAGCACATTTCAAATACGACCGGCGGCTGGGTCGTTCCGGCTAACAGTTCTGTGGCGTTTCCAAGCGGCGCTTCGGTCGTTCTGTTTAACAACAGCGGCGCGTCCCAAACGATTTCGATCACAACAGATACGCTGCGTCTTGCCGGTACAGCCACCGTGGGTTCGCGGACCTTGGCTCAATATGGTCTGGCGACGGTGGTCAAGGTTTCAGCGACGGTCTGGGTAATTAGCGGCGCGGGGCTGACATAATGGCTGGTGTTCTTTGCGCCCTTGCGGGCATGGGCGGTGGTTCTGTGATAATGACGGTCGGCAGCACCTTTGTAACGCCGATTAAGACCACCTATTACGTTGACGGATACGTCGGAGCGGCATCAAAGGCAGCGCAAGTAGATTTCTTTTTTGTATCTGATTTGGGTGCGCTTGCTCCTGCTGGATTTTCCGGCGCAACAGTCGTTTCATTGTACTGGGCCAGCACAAGTGGACATGCCACAAACGGATATGTGGCAATCGAATTTACCGGCAACAGAGCGGCGGGCTTTATAAATTCAGTAACCGTTAATGGAGTAAGTTTGGGAACGCCCGGATTACCAACGTATTATTCAACCCAGAACACAACAGAATTTGGTCTTGGATTTGGAACTCAAAACAACCCGTTTGGAACAAGCGGCACAAAAACCATTGTAATAACGTAGGGTAAAATGGAAAATCAGAACGAGCCAGAACCAGTTATCATCGAGTTGAAAAACGAATATGGCATTGTGTTCTACAGCGAACACCACGCAGAGCCGGATGAATTGTAATGAAGGTTATTTCGTACAGCTTCAGTGCTTGTGGTGCTGCGTTCGTAACGCTTGAACCCAATGAGGAATACCGCTTTGCTGACATCGCGGCATCGCGCAGCATCGGTCTATTCATGCTTTCCGGCGAAACTGAGATCATCGAAGGGCCGGTGCAGGGCCAGACATTCACCCAGTCTCAAGGGCTGGTTCTGAATGACGCTGTTTCAGGCTGGTCTAATCCTACGGTCGGTCAGGGCGACATGCTCATAAAGGCGGGTCCAAATGGGGCGCATTGGCTCTGCCTAAGCGAAGACGGAACTAATCGGGAAATAGAACACCAT